CCTATTTCTCTCGTCGTAAAATTTGCTTTGACTCTGAGGCCCCTAGGTGGCCGCTGGTGCGACGATCTTGTTGCATGCTTCGCACCTTAGTCTGTGTTTTGGTGCTTCTGCTGGATCGTGGTTGATGTGGCGGATTCCTAGTGCGTAGCCGTTACATTCGGCGTGTTATGATCTGGTCATGCGTTCTTGTCTCCTTTGTCATAGCTCTTTGTCTCCGTTTGTGCGGAGCGATGCTCGGTTCTGTTCGGCTCGGTGTCGTGTCCAGTCGCATCGTGTGAATGCTCGGCCCGTGTTCCCGGTTGAGCTGCTCAAGTTGTCCAGGTGGATACGTCGCTCGGTTGACAAGGTTCCTCTTCAGGTGTCGGGTCGTAATGCTTCTTCGACTGCGCCTCAGACTTGGAGTAGTTATGCAGCAGCTTCGTCGAGCAGTGTTGGCGCTGGTCTTGGGTTCGTGCTTAATGGTGACGGCATTGTCTGTGTGGATCTCGATCATTGTCTTGTTGAATCCTCCGTCGTTGCGGACTGGGCTCGACAGATTGTGGGTCAGATACCAGGTACGTTCGTGGAGGTGAGTCCGAGTGGTGATGGTCTTCACGTTTGGGGTCGTTCTAGTTTTGTTGGCGGTCGGCGCTTTTCTGTCGATGGTGGGCAGGTCGAGATTTATGGGACTGCTCGCTATTTGACGATGACGGGTAAAAGATTTCGGGGGTCTAAGGATCGGCTTGCTGATCTTGATGGCTTTATAGAGTTTCTGTTGGGAGGCAGCAATGGTTGAGAAGAAAGTTCCTGCGAAGCGGGTCCGTAAAGTCCCGGCTCCAACGTATGGCCGTAATCGGAGTGCTGTCGAGTTGATGCTTGAGGCGTTGCGTGATGCGGGTAAGTTGGAGAAGGTTGATGCTGCGAGGGCGACGGCGGCCCAGGCTCTCGCAGATGCGGTCGATAGTGACCCGACGAATGCCAGTCTTTGGCGAGAGTATCGGGCCTCTCTAGAAATGTTGAGGCTTCTGTCTGATGGCAGCGTTGATGAATTTGCCAAGCTCCTCGAGTCTTTGTCTTCCGAGATGGGCGACCCAGCGAAGTCTTGAGCGTAAGACTCTAGGTAGTGAGGTGAGTCTGTTGGCCCGCCAGTTGGGACAACCGTTGATGCCGTGGCAGCAACAGGTCGCTGATGTTGGACTCGAGTTGGATCTGGCTACTGGCCTTCCGGCTTATCGTGAGATTGTGGTTACGGTTCCTCGCCAGTCGGGTAAGACGACTCTTGTGCTTGCTTGGGAGTTGCAGCGGGCTTTGAGGTGGGCTACTCCTCAGCGTTGTGCTTATACGGCACAGACTGGGTGGGAAGCTAAGCGTAAGTTGATTGAGGATCAGGCTCCGATGTTGATGGGTTCTCCGTTGAAAGTTGCGGTTGACCGGATCTATCGGGGTGCGGCTAACGAGTCAATCATCTTTAAGAATGGTTCACGGGTCGATGTGTTGGCTTCGACTGAGTCGGCTGGTCACGGGCGCACGTTGGATCTTGGTGTGATTGATGAGGCGTTCGCCGATACTGACTACCGCAGGGAGCAGGCGTTGTTGCCTGCGATGGCGACTCGTCCTGCGGCTCAGATCTTGGTGGTTTCGACTGCGGGGACTGAGGCTTCTGTCTTTTTGAAACATAAGGTCGATACGGGTCGGGCTGCTGCGACTGCTGGAGATTCTAAAGGGATCGCCTATTTTGAGTGGTCGGCTCCGTCTGATGCGGATATTGATGATCCTCGAGTGTGGGCTGCGTGTATGCCGGCGCTGGGTCATACGATCTCGGTGAAAGTTGTGGAGCATGCCAGGGCGACGATGTCTGAGGGTGACTTCCGGCGTTCGTATTTGAATCAGTGGACTGCGTCTGATGATCGGATTATTCCGGCTGTCGTCTGGGATGCGGTTGTGTCTCCGAGTGTGAAGCCGGATGGCCGGTTGGTGTTTGCGGTTGATGTGGCCCCGGATCGGAGTTCGGCTTCGATTGGTGTTGCTGATGAGCAGGGCCGGGTCGAGCTCGTGGAGTCTCGTCCTGGTGTGGGTTGGATTGTTGATCGGGTTGTCCAGTTGTCTGCGAAGTTTGAGTGCCCGGTCGTTCTTGATGGTTATGGTCCTGCTGGGAGTTTGTTCGATCAGCTTGAGGCTAAGGGTGTCCGTGTTGAGAAGTATTCTTCTCGGCAGGTCGCTCAGGCTTGTTCGACGTTTTTTGATGCGGTCGCTGATGATCGGATCAGGGTACGGTCGTCGAGTTTGTTGGATGATGCGGTGGCGGCTGTGCGTCGTCGAGTGTCTGGCGATACTTGGTCGTGGTCTCGGTCGGATACGGCTGTGGATATTTGTCCGCTGATGGCGGTGACGTTGGCTTTTGATAAGGCTACGTCAGCGAAAAGCACTGGAGATTTGTGGGTTTCATGGGACTGACGAAAGATAGATGGGCTCTACTGTTAGAAGTTTTGGGTGGCCTGTTCTTGGTTGTTGGTGCTGGGCTCTTATTCGTGTGGCTTGGCGTAATCGTCGCCGGGCTTGTTTTGATTCTTTTTGGGGTCGCTCTGGAGCGGCTGAAGGATGGTGACTTGTAATGCTGGCACGCATCCTTGGCGGTCGTGAATCTGAGGTCCGTGACGCTTCCCTGTCGTGGCCCGACTACCAATCTATGTTTAATAGTCTGTCGTATAACGGGATCCAGTATTCGACTGCTGGTAGTGCTTATGCGGCGATGAGTGCTTTGAATGGTGCGAAGAATCCGATCGTTGCTGCGTGTATCCATGTTAGGACGCTCGTATTCTCCGAGGCTCGTTTTACGTTTCAGCGTTATTCGGCTAGTCGTCCTGGCGATATGTTCGGAGATCCGACGCTCAGTATTTTGGAGAAGCCATATCCGAATGCGACGACTGGCGATCTTCTTGCTCGCATGGAGGTCGATGCGAGTCTGTATGGGAATTCGTATTGGATTGTCAAAGATGGCTCGCTGGTGCGGCTCGATCCTACGAAGGTGATGATTGCTACGGGTTCGGTGTCTGATCAGATCACGGGCCAGCAGGTTGGTTCTCAGCTTGTTGGGTATCATGTCTTGGACGATAACGGTTCGACGTTAGCTTCGTTTGAGCCTTCTCAGGTTGCCCATTATCGGCCTCTTCCAGATCCGGCGCATGCTTTCCGTGGTGTTAGTTGGTTGAATGCTGTGATGCCTGATGTGTCGGCTGATAGCGAGTTGACTGCCTATAAGCATGCGTTCTTGTCTAATGCTGCGACTCCGAACATGGTCGTGTCGTTTGATCCGACGATCACTCGGGAAGCTTTCGACAAGTTCAAAGACTCGATGGATGCCCGACACCGTGGCACTGGTAATGCCTATAAGACGATGTATCTTGGTGGCGGTGCCGACGTGAAGGTTGTTGGTAGTAACTTTGAGCAGATCGCTATGAAAGCGGTGCAGGGTGCCGGGGAGACTCGTATTGCTGCAGCTGCTGGAGTACCGGCCTCGATCCTTGGTATCAGCGAGGGGCTCTCGGGTTCGAGTTTGAATGCGGGTAACTATACGGCTGCTCGTCGTAGGTTCGCCGATGGCACGTTACGTCCGTTGTGGCGTAGTGCTTGTGGAGCGTTACAGAATCTGGTGCCGCCTCCTGATGGTGGGGCTCGTCTCTGGTATGACGATAGGGACGTATCTTTCTTGCAGGAAGATGTTGCTGATGGTGCTGATATTCGGATGAAGGATGCCCAGACGATGCGTACTCTTGTCGATGGTGGTTTTGAGCCGTCGAGTGTTGTTGCTGCTGTGACGACTGGCGATATGGCTAGATTGGTTCATACCGGTTCGGTGTCTGTGCAGTTGCAGCCACTTGTCCCATAATCTGTGATAATGGAGTGAAGATGAGAGAACTTTCAAGAGATGGTCTGGTCCGTAAGGTCGAGTTTCGTGCGACCCCGTCTGCTGACGGTCTGACCCTTGACGGGTATGCGGCTGTCTTTAACGAGTGGACAACGATTGACAGTGCTGAGGGTTCGTTCCGTGAGCAGATAATGCCAGGAGCATTCAAGCGCACTCTTGACCATCGGATGCCGGTCTTACAGTTTGATCACGGTTCGCACCCGTTGATCGGGTCGATCCCGTTGGGTCGTATCACTTCTATCCAAGAAGACAGTCACGGGCTCCGGGTGAAGGCTCGTCTTTCTGATAATTGGCTTGTGCAGCCTGTCAGGGATGCGATCCGTGATGGTGCTATTGATGGGATGTCGTTTCGTTTTTCGGTGAATGCCGACAAAGTTATCGAGGGCCGTGATGGTGTCCTCGAGCGTTCCATTACTGAGATTGCGCTCTACGAGGTTGGCCCTGTTGTGTGGCCTGCGTATGAGCAGACAAGTGTGGGTGTCCGTAGTCGTGAGGCTGTGGATGCTCTGCAAGACCCCGAGGTTCGTTCCGAAATTGCTCGGATCTTGGCTTTTGGCACCGATCTACCTACTAGGTCGCCCGCCCCTGACTCTGACCCGCAGCCAGTGTTGCACTCAGAGCCTGAAACAGTTTCAGCCCCGCAGCCCGAAGTGGTGCACGTTGAAAGTCCTGTAAGAACTAAAGCCCAGCGCGAAGCGCTTGTGGCCCTATATCTCTAGGAGAGATTATGAACCTGAGCGAACTACGCTCAAAGGTCGCGGAAGTGCGTGACGAGATCGTCACCCTTTCAGCGATTGAAGAAATAACTGTCGAAGACGACGCAATTCTCACAGAGAGTCTCGCAACTTTTGAGACTCTCAGCGCTGAGCTTGCTGACGTTGAGGCCCGTTCGGCTCGTATCGAGGCTGCTAAGGCAACCATCGTTGAGCGTGCATCTGGTGTTGACAGTGTCCAAATCATGAAGCCAACCGAGACTGCCCTAGACATGCGTACTGCTACTCGTATGCAGATCAAGGATGCAGCTCTCAAGGTGCTCGAGCTTGACGGTAGCGACCTTTCTGCCCGTGCGGGTGACAGTGTCGAGTCGTTGATTCGTGCCCAGAATGCGAACGTCGATGGGACGCTTATCGCCAAGAGAATTCTTGCGACTGAAACTCCTGCCTACCGTTCAGCTTTCGCTAAGGCTCTTACTTCTAGCCAGCCTGCCTGGACTTCAGAAGAGGCTCGTGCGATCTCTGAGTATCGTGCCGCTTCTGAGGGTACTGACTCTGCTGGTGGTTTTGGTGTGCCGGTCTTTATTGACTCGTCCATCATTCTCACTTCGGGTGCTGCTGCTGCTCCGGTCTACAACCTTGCTCGCAAGGTATCGGTCACAAACGACGAGTGGAAGGGTGTTAGCTCCGCTGGAGTTACGTTCTCCTATGACTCTGAGGCTGCTGCAGTTTCTGACGATGCTGCGACACTCGCACAGCCAACCATCACCGTCTACAAGGCTGCCGGTTTTATTCCGTTCAGCCTCGAGGTCGGGGACGACTACCCAGCGTTCGCCGCTGAGATGCGTCGCCTCCTAGATGGTGGTTTCATGGATCTCGTAGCGAGTGGAACTGTTGTTGGTTCTGCTCCTATCGGTATCTTCACTGCTCTTGACGCGAACACCAACGTTGAAGTATCGGTCACAACTGACGGTGCTTTTGGTGCGGTTGACGTTCTCAAGTTGTGGAAAGCACTCCCAGAGCGCTCCAAGGCTAACGCTTCGTGGATCATGTCCACCGGTGTTGAGAACGAGATCCGTAAGTTTGCTGCGTCTTCGGATGGTGCTTACTACACGGTGAACCTTGCTGAGGGTGGTCTCGGTAACCTGTTTGGCCGTCCGGTCTACACGACTGACTATGCGCCAGACTTCACTGCGACAACTGGTGCAGCGAACATCTGTGTTGTTGGAGACTTCTCTAACTTCGTAGTTGCCCAGCGTGCCGGTATGACAGTTGAGCTTGTGCCTCATCTCTTTGATGTCACAAACAACCGTCCTACAGGCCAGCGTGGTTTCTATGCAGTAGCTCGTCACGGATATGACTCTGTGAACGACAACGGTTTCCGTCTGCTACAGAACACCTAGTAACAAGTAACAATCGTTGAGTAGGGAGGCCGGTCCGAAAGGGCCGGTCTCCTCTCTCACCTAAATATGCAATGGAGGCATTGTGAACGAAGATCTAGTTTTTGCGGCATCGACTTGTACGACTGCCGATGCACAGGGTGTGCTTGTGCGGTTGACGGCTAATGAGCCGTGGGCCGCTAACGATCCTCTAGTGTTGGCTCGCCCTGGACTGTTTGTTGCGGCTCCTACTGTGGTCCGTCGGACGGTTGCAGCCTCAGCTCCGGTGAAGGTGGAGAAGGCTACGAAGGCTCCTGGTGAGAAGCGTGCCTAAGCCTGATCTGGTTTCTATTGGCTATATCCACGGCAACGAGGTCACTCATTCTTGGCATCAGTCAATGTTGAATCTGATCCAGTGGGATATGGGCCATGATCAGCATGTTCTTGCTGCTGGTTGGTATGCCACGCGTTATGGGACTGGTGGGATTGTCCAGGCTCGTAACGATACGGTCATCCAGTTTTTGAAAGGCCCCGGAGAGTGGCTCTTTTGGATTGATACCGATATGGGGTTCGCTCCAGATACGGTCGATCGCCTGTTGGCTAGTGCCGATAAGAAGGAGCGTCCGGTGGTTGGGGCTCTCTGTTTTGCGATGCGTGAGGTTGCGGTTGATGGGATGGGTGGCTTTATTGTCCAACCGGCTCCGACTGTGTTCGATTGGGTTGAGTTGCCTGACGGGCGGCAGGGTTTTCATACTCGCCTCGAGTACGAGAAAGACCAGGTGTTGCAGGTCGCTGGTACGGGTAGTGCTGCGATCTTGATCCACCGTTCTGTATTTGAGAAGATCCAAGAGGAGCATGGGAACACTTGGTATTCGCCAGTGTTCAACAAGTCCATGAATCTTCATGTCTCCGAGGATCTGTCTTTCTGCTCTCGTGTCGGCGCTATGGGCATTCCAGTCCATATTGATACTGGAGTAAAGACCTCTCATTTGAAGCAGCTCTGGCTAGATGAGCGGGTCTATGACCGGCTCGAGGTTGTCGGGATGGGGGAGAAGATCTAGTGCATGCTGAGGCGAGTGCATGGGTTGCAAGGTTCGCTACGGATGAGGCTCTTGTGGGTCTCGAGTTTGGGAGCCGGGATATTAACGGCAGCATTCAGGGCCATTTTCCTAATACAACGTGGACTGGTGTGGATATTGCTGAGGGTCCGGGTTGTGACATTGTGGCGGATGCGAGCACCTATCAGCATTTTGAGCCTGTCGATCTAGTGGTCTGCTGCGAAGTTTTTGAGCATACGGCTCTGTGGCCGGAGATTGTGGCTAATAGTTTTTTGCAGTTGAAGTCTGGTGGGGTGGCGATTTTTACGGCTGCTGGTCGGGGTCGTGGCCCTCATTCGGCTGTTGATGGGTGTGCTCTCCGTGAGGGCGAGCATTATGAGAATGTCGATGAGTACCGCTTCGATCAGACGTTGGTGTTGGCTGGGTTTGTTGATATTGAGGTCGATTGGATTGCGAACCCTGGGGACGTTAGGGCGTTCGGTCGTCGTCCGTGAATCTGTTGGTGGCGATCCCGACCAGGTCTAATTGGGTGATGTTGGCTCCCTTGTTGGAGCAGCTCGCTGGCGTTGAGGTCATCCTCTACGATAACGGGCATGACAGTCCAGAAGGGCAAGCCCTGCTAGCAGCCCAGGAGAACGTCGTCAATGCTCGTGGCTGGCCGTTCTACAAGATGTGGAATAATGCTTGGGAGTATTCTGCGGAGCGAGGATACGACAGTGTCGCACTGCTGAATGACGATATCCTGCTGCATTCTGACAGTCTGAAGATTGCTTTTGAGGCGTTGATGGGTGGCTCACGGATCGGGATTGTCGGCCTTAACTATGAGCGGCGTGTCTCTGAGGGTGCCGATGCGAGTCTTGGTCTTCGGTTTGCTCGAGGGGCTCGTCGGAATCATGGGATCGGCGGGCAGGCGTTCTTGTTGAAGTCGAGTCTCTGGGGGGTTGTTCCTCCGATTGATGAAGAGTATGTGATCTGGTTTGGTGACGACGAGCTCTTCTATAGCGTTGAGGCTGCCGGATATTGTCTACGAGTCGCTATTGGGGCTCCGGTCGATCATGAAGAATCGACGACTCTGAATCAGCATCCCGAGTTGCTTGCTCGTACTGGCGAAGACGCCGAAAGGTTTCGCCGTAAGTTTGCCCAGTCCTGATCTATGAAAGGTTTTACAGATGACGATCACTAATGGTCTGTGCAGTCTCTCCGATGTGAAGTCGGCGATGAATATCTTTGACTCTACCGACGACCCGAGAATTAGTCTCGCTGTTGAGGCTGCGTCAAGAATGATCGAAGCAGACTGCAACCGGCGTTTCTATCAAGATTCGACGGTATCTGCTCGGGTGTTTACTCCGTTGTCAGGTTTTCTCTGCTTAACAGATGACATTTCAACAACGACGGGCCTGATCGTTAAGACCGATACAGGTTTCGATGGGAACTTTACCCAGACTTGGACTAGCGCTGATTATCAGTTGGAGCCGTTGAATGGCATTGTTGATGGTCAGTCGTGGCCGTTTACGCAGATTCGTGCGGTTGAGAGTCTCACGTTTCCGTATTCTCGGACTCGAGCAGTTGTCCAAGTAACAGCGAAATGGGGTTGGAGTGCGGTGCCTACTGCTGTTAAGCAAGCTGCGATCATCCAGTCGATCTCTGTATTCAAGTCAGTTGAGGCTCCGTTTGGTGCTCTCGGGCTGGCTGATACGGGGATCCTCAGGATTCGTAGTGGTTTGCATCCTTCGGCTGCGATGTTGGTGGCTCCGTATCGTCGTGATGCGGTGCTTGTAGCATGACTGCGAAGATCAGCGAGATCTCTGAGGCGCTCGCTAATAGCCTGACGTTGATCCCTGGGCTCCGAGTTGTCCAGTATGTGCCCGACCAGTTGAATCCTCCCGTCGCGTATGTCGCTATTGACAGTGTGACGTACCATCGTGCGTTCGGTGGTGGAGATGCGACTCACGAATATACGGTCACGGTGATCGTCGGACGGGCTAACGAACGGTCTGCTCAGGGCCAGTTGGATGACTTTCTTTCTTACGATGGTGCTCGGAGTGTGCGAGCTGCTGTCGAACTAGACCCAACATTGGGTGGCCTCGTCCAGACGTTGATTGTCTCCGGGGGCGGTAATATTGCACCAGTGTCTATTGGTGACAATGTTTATATCAGTGTCGAGTTCAATATCTCTATCCACCCATAGGAGGGCGTTATGGATTACAAGATTGTCGGCCCTCTCCGAGTGGCAGATAAAGACCCTGGCGAGATCGTCACATCAGAGGATCTAGCGGGAAATAACATCTCAGCTCTCATCGAGGCTGGGCATATCCAACCAATCAAGGCTGCTAAAGCCACGAAAGAGGAGCAAGAATAATGGCACGACTTGTGCTCACAAACCCAGGAATCACGATCAACGCTGTTGATCTTGCTAACCATATTGCCAGCGTCACGATCGATACTTCAGTGAATGAGGTTGAGGTCACTGCGTTTGGCGATTCAGGCCAGAAGCGTGTCGGCGGGTTGCAAGACAACTCGATCACACTTTCTTTTCACCAGGACTACGCGACTTCATCGGTTGAGCAGACCATCTATCCGCTGATCGGGACTACCACTTCGATCATCATCAAGCCTGTATCGGGTACAACGACAACCACGAACCCTAGCTACACGGCTGAGGTTCTTGTGACTGGTTGGAACTCGGTGAACGGTAGCGTCGGCGATCTCGCATCGGCTGATGTCACGTGGCCTGTGAATGGTCTGATCACGAAGAGCAACAGCTGATGCAAGGGTGGTCGGTTAAGGTCATCAAGAACGATGGCGTGGAGGCCACTTATCCGGTCACTCCTCGTGTTATTGTTGCTTTCGAGCGGACACATAAGATTGGCATCGGTAAGGCTTTTGCTGATGGCCAGAAGATGAGCGACTTGTATTGGCTGGGCTGGGAGTCGGAGAGAGCAGCAGGTAATATCGTGCCTCTCTTCGACGCTTGGCTGGACGATGTTTTCGCTGTCGAAATGGGCGACGATGATGTCCCTTTAGTCGAGACTCCTACAGTTACCTCCTAGCGTCGATCGCTGTCGAGTGTGGCATTAGCCCTCAAGAGTTGCTTGATGCTCCTCCAGGGTTCTTACCGTTGATGCATGACTATCTGGTACAGCGTGCGAAACAAGCAGCGAAAGGCTAAACGATGGCTAAGTCTCCGAAGCCGATGCGGATCAAGGGCGCTGGTGTTGAGGTCCAAGGAATGAAACAGTTCCGTAAAGACATCAAGAAGATGCAGGCTGGTGGTGGTCCTGATGGTCGTGACTTGTTGAAGGATGCTAACCGTAAGGTTGCACAGCACGTTAAGGATCGTTCTGAGAATCGGGCTAGTGCTGCTGGCAAAATGCAACATTTAGCCTGGGCTTCAATGAAGGTTGGTAACGCCCAGAATAAGGCGACCCTGACGGGTGGTGCGATCTCTCAACCTGTTGGCCGTAAGAAGAAGAGCGGTCCGGTGTTGTTCTTCTCTGGTGCTGAGTTTGGTGCCTACTCGAACATGAGCAGGTTCACTACGGGTCGAAGCGGTAAGAGTGTCACCTATCTAGGGTGGGGACAGTTCAAAGATTGGAAGAAACCCGGCTCCGGCAATACGGGCTATTTCTTGTTTCCGACGATGCGTGCTGAGACAGAAGAGATCAAAGAGATCTGGGGTCGTGAGTTCGATTCGATCTCTTCTAAAGTTTTTCCTGACGGGAGATAACGGTGGCTAAGACCAGAAAACTGATTGTCGATGTTCTGGCCGATGCGAGCCGGGTTACGTCCGAGTTCGGGAAGATAGGTAAGAGCTCTGGGACGCTCGAGGACAAGTTCAAGAAACTCGGTAAGAGTCTTGCGCTCGGTATGGGTGCTGCTGCTGCTGGAGTTGCTGTCCTCGGTAAAGGTGCGATTGATGCTGCGGTGGAGGCACAGAAAGTCCAGAAGGGTGTGGAAGCATCGATCAGGAGTAGTGGTGGGGCTGCGAATGTAACTGCTAAAGAGATCGATAAGTTCGCTAGTGCGATGCAATTCAAGACTGGCATCGATGATGAGGCGATCAAGACTTCTCAGACCCTGTTGCTCGGTTTTCGGAATGTTCGTAACGAGAGCGGTGATGGTAACAAGATATTCAACCGGGCTAGCGTGGCGATGCTCGATCTGGGTAAGAAGATGGGCTCCACCGATGCTGCCGCTAAAGCCCTCGGTAAGGCTCTCTCTGACCCTGTAGGCGGTCTTAAAGGCTTGAAGGGCGCTGGAGTGGCTCTCACTGACCAGCAGAAAGAACAGGTCAAAGCGTTTGTCAAGTCTGGAGATCTGCTCTCGGCTCAGAAGATCGTTCTCGATGAGGTCGCTAAGGCGACTGGCGGGTATGCCGAGTCGACTACGACTGCTGGCGATCGTGCGAAGTTGGCGTTCGGTGAAGTCCAGGAGAAGATCGGTGGCGCACTATTGCCAATCGCCGAGAAACTCTCAAAGTGGTTCGTCAACGATCTGATCCCTGCGGTCCAAGATTTTTGGAAAACTCACGGTCCTAAGATCAAAGAGATCTTTGAGAAGGTTCGTGAGGTTCTTGAGAAGGTGCGAGTCAAGCTGGTGAAGGTTGCCGCATTTTTGGCAGAGAAACTTCCCGAGGCGTTTAAGTCTTTAACCAAGTTTGTAAAGAACAACAAAGAAGCCATTATTGCGGTTGCTGCGGCTTTTGGTGTTCTTGCTGCTGCACTGGTTATCGCTAAGGGTGTGGCGCTGGCGATGACTATCCAGACCGCATTGTTGAACATTCAAGCAACAATCCTTGCTATGAACCCGCTGACCTTGACGTTTATTGCGATCGCTGCTGTGGTCGCTATCGTGGTCGGGGTTTTTGTTCTGTTGTATCAGAAGTTCCAAATCGTTAGAGATGCTTGCACCGTTTTAGCGACCGTCTTTGGAATAGTGTTTAGTGGTATCGCTTGGGCTGTCGGCAAATATTTTGGGCTAGTAAAGTTACAGTTCGAGATTCTTGCTACCGTCTTTGGGTGGTTGTGGGAGAAAACTGAAGGCCTTCGTGAAGGTATGGTCGATATCTTCCAAGGAGTTTTTGAGGGTATTAAGACTGCGTTGCGTCTCGGTTGGAATGGGCTAGTCGCAATGATCAATCCGATTATCAGGAAGCTGCATAGCCTTCCTGGCTTGTCTTGGCTTCCGGCTGATGGTCTTCCTGAGTGGCCTAGCGGTGGCAGTGGTTCTCAACGTGAGCAACGATTCCGCAATGGTGATGTGACTCGGTTTGCTGCGGGTGGAATTGTCACTAAGCCGATGATTGGTATGGTCGGCGAGGCGGGCCCAGAGGCAATTATCCCGTTGTCTAAGTTTAATGGGATGGGTTCCTCGACGATTAATATCACGATCAATGCTTCGCCATTGTCGAGTCCTGCCGATGTGGGTTCTGCTGTGGTCGATGCGTTGAAAGCATACGAACGACGCAACGGTTCGCTCCCACTTAAGGTTGCCTAGTGGCTGCCGGATTGCCTACTCTCGTCGTCGAGGTTGCTTTTACTAGCGATAGCCTGGACACAACTCCAACGTGGGTTGATATCACTTCGTATGTGCGTTCGGGGTCTGTCAGGTCGGGACGTAGTAACGAGCTTGACGAGTATCAGACTGGCAGTTGTGCGCTGACATTGGATAACCGGACTCGACGCTTCGATCCGTTATATAGCGCAGGTCCTTACTATGGGAATTTGAAAGCCAGGAGGCAGTGTCGGATTCGGGCGACATATTCGGCTGTCACCTACGACCTCTTTTATGGCTTCGTTTCAGGCTGGACATTGTCGCCAGATATCTCGGGAGACAGTGTCTGCCAGATTGAAGGGTACGACGGACTCGGATATCTAGCCGGCGTTGATCTGCCTATTGATCTTTATACTTGGACTTGTAACGGGATCGTTGGTATTCCGATTGCTTATTGGCCGTTAGGTGCCTCGGACAGTCTTGCTATTGACAAGATCGGGACCTATAACTGGACCTATACGACTGCGACTCCCTCAACGGGTGATGCTCCATCTAAGTGGATGGGTGGAAGCTCTACTGCGTTCGATGGGTCTTATGGTGTGATTGGTGCGGCTGTCGCAACGGTTGCATCTGCGTGGAGCGTGACCGGATTTTTTAACACAGACACTCTGGGACCTGCGGGCTATGTGAATCCGATTATTGCTAATGCTGGTCCCGATAATGCGACGATCGGTATTGATGATAGTGGGCGTCTAGTCTTTCGTAACTCGAGTGCTGGTGCTGTGAACAGTGGGTTCTCTGGCGCTGACGGCAAGTGGCATCATTTTGCTATTACTTATCCGGGTGGTGGTGCTAGCCCGAAGTGTTATGTCGATGGTTTTGATCTGTCTTTTGGTCAATCTGGGAGTGGCGATAACGGGTCAGGCTGGCAGCTGATTAGTGGGTCTAATCATGCTGGAGACGCTACAGCGTTCACTGGAAGCCTGGCACATATTGCTTGCTGGGATAGTGAACTTCCATTAGCGAACATTCAAGATCTAGCGAAGGCTGGGCTGCGTGGAGTTCCGTTTTCAGATGTTGATAGTAGCGATTGGGTTGGTTCGGTTTCGTCTGCGGCTGGTTGGCCTGGCGACTGGATCACTTTAGAGACGGGAAGCATTAAACCTGGTGGGATGAAGTGGGGCCAGAATGCGTTGACAGTTATGCAGCAGCTCGCTCTTACTGAGGGTGGGCGAGTGTTTGTTGATCAGGCTGGTGAGCTCCAGTTTTATAACCGGTCTCACGATTTTACGGCTACGAGATCGACGACTTCGCAGGCTACCTATTCGGATAGCGGTCTTGCTGCTGTTGTCCCGTTTAACTCGGTTGGGGAGATCAGTTATTCGGATGCTTATCTGGCGAACAGTGTGACGGTTACGACTGCTGAAGGGTTGGCGTTTACTTCTACTGATGCTACGTCGATCACTGCTTATGGGACTGTCGCTAAGCAGATTGACACGCTTCTTGATTCGCAGGCTGATGCACAGACTCATGCGGATATCTATCTGTATGCTTATAAGGATCCGAGTCTTCGTATTCAAGAATGGAAAGTGTCACCACAGGCGAAAGGTTCGATAGCGTTCCCTAAAATATTGGATGCTCGACTCGCTGACCGTGTGACGTTTGAGATCTTACCTAATAGTTTGGGATCACGGATTTCAGAACAGTTAATTGTGGAGCAGATCGCACACGACTTTACGCCCAACACTTGGACCACAACTTTCAGTGGCAGCCCAGCATCGGCTGCTTGGCTTCTTGAAGATGCAACCTATGGGCTCTTAGAGTCCACAACGATCCTAGGATAAGACAATGGCATTCAGTGCAGGTACTACACGATCAAGTGGCTATAAAGTTTTAGCAACTGACTACAACAACTGGATCAATAACATCAACTATCTCGGGTCAGGTACTGCCGGTACTGGCCGTCCAGCGGTCATGGCGACGAGCGTTCTTGACACTTCGCTGACCGCTGCAACGTGGACAAACATGTTGTTTGCTTCGGAAGAGTACGACACTGGAGCGATGCATTCAACGGTAACGAACACGGGTCGTCTTACCGTCGTTGATGCCGGTCTCTATCAGGTGACCGCTAGCGTCTTCTTGAATTATCACGCAGGTAACAAACCTTGCGGTTTGATGTTGCGTAAGAACGCTGCTGGCAGTTCGAGCGGTGGAACATTGATCACACAATCGACGACGATCCTGTCTAACAATGCTCTTGTAATTACTGGTGCTGAGTTGAACACTCATCTTAGGCTTGCTGCCGCCGACTATCTAGAACTGTTCGTGCTACAAGATTCGGGTGGCGCTCTCGTTCTTACAGGTTCTGTCAATGCGCACCGTTTTGGTGCGCTCTGGTTGTCTGCTTAGTCCGATGAATTTTCTTGACTGGTCAGCGAATGGCACTATCGCCGATGAAGCGTTATGGCTTTCTGCTATGGGCGGCATCCTCGGCACGTTACTAACGATCAGGTTCCGTCAAGGCAAAATCTCTAACCGGATACAACGCATCGACGACACATTGAATCATGTTGGCGAACCTGAACCCAATAGCGGTCCCACGCTCGGACAGCGGGTAGCGAAAATAGATCGCCACGTAGATCGTCTTGACGAGAAGATCGATGGGCTCCACGAAGATGTGAGGTCGTTATCGAGATCTATGCTCGCCCATATCACGGATGAGGGACGAAGGATGGAAAGGCTAGAAGTCCAGGTGTCTGATATCTCAAAAACTGTGGAGGCAATTGATGGGCAAAGGTCAGAGTCTTAAAGAGTTTGCTGCGAGCGATCGTGGCCCTAGACGTGGATCGTCTCCGTGGGTGGAAACACTCCCAGAGTGGCCTGAGATTTTGGAGGCCTATAAGGCGGGTGTGAAACTCTACCAGATCCGTTGTTGGCTGATCTCTGAGCGGGGCTATCAAGCCCACGAGGTGACTCGTAGCCGTATTGCCTATCTGTCGAGGAATCATTCTGATGGCTAGTCCAGAGGATCGGCTTCTTTCGTTGCGACAGTTTTCTGCTGATGAGAAGGTACGTCAAGCTGCTCCTCCTAAGGGGTGGTCTCCTGGCTTGAAGTGGGATGGCACTCGAGGACAGATAACTACCGAAACGTTAGAGCAGGAGCCGTCCGATTGGGGAGCTCTTCTAGCGAGTCGTGGTCTTGATCCTGAGAAGTATGAGATCGTCGGCGACAGTATCAAGTGGTGCAGTTATGACGGTTGGAAGCGTGATGAGGCGGGCGAGGATGCCTATTCGACGATCTGCTACTCCTATCGGGCTGATATCCGGTTGCGTCGATCTGATGCACCGGATCTTGAAGCGTTGTATTTGGAGGCACGAAAACTAAAACGGAAGCCTGCGACCATAACTGGCGATCGGGCTCTAGTGATCTTGGTCTCAGATTGGCAGGTCGGAAATGCTGACGCTGGTGGTATTGGCTCTCAGCTCGAAAAAATTGCAGCACTCCCGGGGCTCTGTGTGGAGCGACTTCGTCAACTTCGCAAGAGTGGTATCCAGATCGGCGAAATAGTTCTCGCCGGTATGGGAGATCTCGTCGAAGGCTGTACCGGTTTCTATCCAGCACAACAATCAATGGTCCAGTTAGATCGGCGAGAGCAGACACGGGTCGTCAGGCGTGGCCTACTAGATCTGGTGAAAGCCCTGGCACCGTTGGCTCCGAAGGTCACGGTTACGGCTGTTGCTGGGAATCATGGTGAGAACCGTCAGAACGGTAAAGCAATTACGAGCCCGAACGATAATGATGACGTTGCAGTCTTTGAGCAGGTCGCTGAGATCTGTGCTGAGAATCCGACGGTCTTCGGCCATCTATCTTGGAGGCTCCCAACCGATCGGATCGCTGTCTCGCTCGAGGCTGGTGGTTTGCATATCGGGTTCACTCATGGTCATCTGGCGAAACCTGCTGGGGATCCTGCTTCGACACTTTGGAAGTGGTGGACTGCTCAGGCTATGGGCCGAGAGTATGAGGGCATAGCTGATGCACAGATACTCTGTAGCGGCCATTACCACCATTTGAACGTACGCAGCCAACAGGGTCGAGTCTTGTTTATTGCTCCTAGTCTTACGGCTGTCGGGGATTGGTGGGCGAACTCGACAGGGATGCGAACAGACCCAGGGACCCTAACCTTTGTAGCAGGGCCCGATGGTTGGTCAAATTTGGAGATACTCCGATGACTAGCCCAGAGAATGAGGATGTCGATCCGCAGGTACTCCCAGATCTTCGGGTCGTATCAGTCATCCACGATAACGATCTCGACGGATTGAAGATCAGTTATGACGATGACACGATCGGCGGATTTGAGGCATTGGGGATCTTGATCGCTGGAGCGTTCAAACATCTCGCGTATCTTGCGGATGTTAATATCGACCTCGATGTCGATAACTATTTTGAAGACACTGAGGCGGAAGAAGATGAGTGATCTTGATCAGATGCGAACAATGCAGCCAACAGATCGACCTGATCGCAGGCTGCTGTCCTAATTGTGGATGGCTAACCAGAGAAAGAGATAACAATGTTCACGAAACTATTGCTCGAGCGCATGGTGCGTGCGTTTATTGCAGCGGCAACAGCAACTCTCGCTGCGGGTGCCGTCAACGCTGACACCTCCATTCCAGCATTGAAGGCGCTGATCGTTGGCGCTATTGCTAGTGGCATCTCCGCTTGTATCTCTATGATCTCCCAATTTGTTGGAGATCCCGACTCAACCTCATTCGTCAAGTAGGAGATTCATGGCCGATAACCTCACCACTCAATCCACGACTCTGGCAACTGTCCCCGATGCATCTGTTATCGCTACAGATGAGGTCGCTAGCGCTCACTATCAGAAGATAAAACTTGACGTAGGTGGCGACGGTGTTTCTATCCCAGCAACCGGTGACGCAACAAACGGCCTAGACGTTGACGTAACTCGAGTCCAAGGCACAGTAACGGTCAGCGGTACCGTCACCGCTACACCCACCGGTACGCAAAACGTCGACGTCACAGCAAACACAGTCGGGCTTGCTACTGGTGCCGGTCAGACAACCGCTAACAACAGTCTTAGCAGCCTAGATACTAAGACTCCTGCTCTCGGTCAGGCTCTAGCGGCAGCAAGCGTACCGGTGATCTTGCCTAGCGCTACGATTACAACGCTGACTCCTCCAGCGGCGATCACAGGTTTCGCTACCGAAACGACGTTGACATCGCTTAACGGTAAAGTCACCGCAGTGAACACTGGAGCAGTGACAATCTCCGCAGCACTCCCAGCGGGTACCGCTCTTCTGGGGAAGACTGGCATAGATCAGACAACCCCAGGGACAACAAACAACACCACAAACAGGGATGTCACTTACGCCAAGTTTGTTTGCGACGCCGGAACTTTGGTAGCCAACACCTTAGAGACGGTGTCCTTGACAGTCTCAGGGTTCACAGCAGTTGAAATTGAGATCACAAACATCAACGGTGCGTCGACGATCTACTACACCTTTGACAACACGACACCTTCCTCGACGAACTTCTCTGGCATATTGCCCGCCACTCCCAGCTCGATAGTGCTCCCATGTAACGGGACTCCGACGTTAAAACTTATTTCCGCTGGGACTCCACTTTGGGGCGCAGTAGTCAGAGGAGTCTGATGACTACCTTAAAAACTGGATCAATCCTTACGACCGGAACAGCAGTCGGTGACACTGCTCCTGGGATGACGTTGACCTTCGGAGCGACAGCTGTTTATGCTCAAGCGTTTCAGATAACAGACTTTATCAATGCTCCAATTTTTGCTGTCCCTAGAAGATTCTTAGAAGTTTTATACTGTTACGGCGACTATTTTGGGGCAGCCAATAACTTGCTCAAGGGTGTCTCTATTGCTTCCGACGGAAAACGTAACCCTGGTGCGCTTCGAATGACCGACGGAACGTCTAACGGGTTACACATTTGGAGTGGTACTGGCGCTCCTTCTGCAACTACCGTCAATGGACCCGTCAATGTTGGTGATCTTTATATCCGTCTTGATACTCCATCAACGTCTTCTCAACGAGTTTACCAATGCACGGCTGGCGGCAGCGTAGGGACATGGGCTGGCAGGCTATGAGCATTCGACGGTCAAAACGCTTCAATGCTAAACCAGATCTAGTATCAACAACTCTTGTCTATCCTTTCACGTTGACAACCGAAACCGAAGTTTTAGATGCGGGACTGCACATTACTGGTGCATCTTCTGCACCTGCTGGGCAAGGCCTGTTTCAGGTACAAAACTCCGCCGGAACGATTCTTTGGTACGTCGGAGTGGTCGGCGGGCCAGTTACCAACGCTACAGATGTTCGGTCATATAACACGGCTGGCACAAAATATGTTGCAATGAGTGGAGTGACCGCTCAACAGTATTACGAATATCATGACGGAACTACAAGTTTCAAAATGTGGTCTGGAATAGGTGCGCCTTCAACAGATACAGTCGGAACCGCTGCCGCTGGCGACTATTATCTCCGTCGAGCGACCTACGATTTTCCAATAATGGTCGGAAAATCTGTGACGATCGGTAACGTCACGGGAAACAGATTCCAATCTATTGCGCCACCTCATGACCAGTCGAACAGCAGTTCTGAAGCCGATGTTGAATCTATTGTCCCAGCAAAAGCATTATTCAGTAATTTCAAAATGGTTCTCGCTACAGCACCAGGCGCTGGATCTACTAGGACAGAAACTTTAAGATATGCAAATGCTGCTTCGTCGCTGACTTTTACTATTGCCAACCCTGCAACATCCGGTAGCGATACTACGAACACTGCTATCACCTACTCGGATAATGCGACAAATAAAACTGTTGCAATCGTATCATCTGCGAATATTGCTCCAGCAGGGTCTCTAGCCAAATGGCGACTGTTGCAGACAGCACCACACCAACACTTGTATGCAACTTCAGAATCGGGCGCATCTACAACCGCTGTCAGATATATGGGTATTCAAGAATCGGGAGTTGAAACAACGGCAGCAGCTGCGGCACAAATCTTTCCAGATACAGGAACTCTCATAAGTTTTACTGCCACGTTATCTACCTCTGCTGGTGCAGGTTCTTACGCTTTAGAACTGTTTAAAGGTACCTACGGTTCTGAAACTTCCACCGGCATCAGTTTTACTTTGACCGGTACCACGCCAACACTGTTTTCGCCGGTAGAAACTACGGTGAGTGTCGCTCCAGATGACAGCCTATATTGGAGAATCACTCCAAGTGCGACGGCTCCATCTGCTGCGACAATACAAGTTTCTATGGAGTATGCGTCCTCGACCGCTGGCAACTATGTTCTCTTCGGTGGAGACGGTGGAGCGAACGCTGTTAACAGTGCTGTCCGATATAACAACTGGTATGGCAACGCCGCTTGGAACGCTACGGAAGCAAACGTACAAGCTCTCGCCTATGCGACGACCCTTGTTGCTCTTTACGCACGGGTTTCTGTTGATACTGGTGCAGCTAGAACCCGTACTGTCGCATTCAGAATTGGTGGAGCAAGCAGCGCAGCATCAGTGGTGTTCAACAATACGGGCCTCACCAAAAACTGGACAGGTTCGGTCGCTATCGCTACCGACAACAACATCAACATTATCCACACTCCAGCGGGCACTCCTACTGCTGCGAATGTCCGCTACGGGATATGCCTGAACACTCCCATTACTTCCACCGCTTGCTGGTATGTGTGCACGACCGGCGGTACTCCTGGCACTTGGAGTCAAATCATATGAGTAAATCTACGATTATTGGGACAAACCAGACTACGCCCGGGGCGGCTACTGCACCATCAAGCTTGCTGACCGATGCAACGACCACTACAGGATTAACGATTAAACAAGGTGCCGGAGCTCCTGCAACTCAAGTCCCATTCAGGATCATAGACACCGACGGTTCCACAATTTTAGAAGTCACGAACGCCGGGCACCTTGCAGCCTACGGGGTGAAACTGGGCGCAACAAACGGAGTCTTTAACTCTGGAGCGAACATTAATGGCGTATTAGATATTCCTTGTCTTGAACTTCCCGATGGGGTCACCAACAATGGAATTAAGATCTATATGGGTTCGGGTGTGCCGTCTGGTACGACTGTGAACCCTGGCAGGATTGGTGATCTTTATATGCGTAAAGACACTCCTAGCATTGCGAACCAGCGTATGTATATGTGTACGGTTGCGGGTACTCCTGGCACTTGGGTTGGGATCGCCTAATGAGTCTCTTGCTCTTGCTGGCGGGCGGGCAAGTAAGCGGTCCTCCACCGGTTCCACAACTGCCACGCATTGTCACACTAAAGACACGATCTACAGTCCGTATTGCGACAGAATCCACAATACGAATCTCTGGACGCTCAACGCTCTCTTTGGCGCAACCTTCGACAATACAAATCCCTGGCCGTAGCACTCTGAAACTTCCAAAGGAATAAACATGGCAACCTCAATCGAATATATCGCCGGAGCAGAACGGCCAGCACTGTTAATTGAGATCCTCGACGAGGACAATGCTGTCATCGACTTGACCGGCTATACCTGCTCGCTCAAACTCGGCCTCGACACGACTACGACTGCTCTCTCGAAGTCGAGTGGGTGTACGGGATCAACTACTGGAGTGAACGTGGTTTGGAGTGCCGGAGAATTAGCCCTCACCCCGGGGAACTATATCGGCGAAGTCATAGCAACCAGTGGTGGTCTTGACTACCGTCGCCAGTTCAACATGGTCATCAAAGCAGCGCTCGCATGATCATCAAAAGTCGAGCCGATTGGGATGCTCGACCACCATTGTCGCCACCATCGAAATGGTCGGACGGGCCACATGATCTGGTAGTCCACTGGGTAGGCGGCACTGGCACGATGGGACTCACTAGCCCAGACAAAGTCCCCCAAGCGATCCGTAACATCCAAGCCTACGAACAGTCCAAAGGTTATAGCGATATCGCCTATAACCTGATTGTCGATCCGTTTGGTGGAGTCTGGAACGGTCGGACGCTCGCTTTTGCTGGAGCAGCGAACGGACCCGCCACGAACGGCACAAAACCGTCAGTCTGTCTGCTACTTAACAAGGCCGATCAGATGACTGTCCAGATGAAAGATGCTGTCCGCCAGATCCGTCGAGAGCATTGCCCTGGACTACTTCTCGGACATCGAGAAGTGAACGTCACGTTCTGTCCGGGCGAGGATGTGATGCGCTGGATCCAATCCGAGCGCATCGTACCGAATCCTGTACCACCATCACCACTACCCAAGATTGAGGATGAGATGACCAAACTGATCAGAGGCTCGAGCACTCCTTCGGTGTTTATTACGAATGGGATCGTGAAACGTCATGTGACAGCAGCTGCCTATCCGGGTTGGCTGATTGTGGGCGCTGGTGTGCCTGGCATGTTGTCGAGTGGTAAAGAGTGGGTTTGGGATCAGGCGTTTGTAGATTCGATCCCTACCGTCTAGGTCGGGCGCACCACCGATATAGTGTGGTCGTCGCCTACGAGAAAGCCCCGCCCCGCCTCCGGGCGGGGCTTTCTCACGTCCTAGGGCATAAAACCTAGCCACGGGCCATATAGAGGGCTCTCCGAGGATTCTAGGCCATAACTGCTCGGGCCGGTCACTACTGAGGAGGGCACCAAAAAACAGGCTAAAAAGAAATCCCAAACAATCTTAAATTGATACTTGACAAACTAAACAATCTCGTATTGAATGATCTCTATCAGCGGAGAGGCCGCTGAGATCTCGGAAGGATCAACATGAACTACTCAGAAGATAGATGGTCAGTCGAAGACGCAGCTGCTCGACACGACGCACTTCAGTGCCACATGACAGACCCATCAGAAGATGCCTACTACGACTCACTCAACGCTGCTAACGGTTCAGCACCAGTCGCACGCAAGGTCGAAGTCTCTACCGGAGAGGAGCCCTTCTAATGAGTCTCGCAGAGTCCCATCCAGTCGAGGTCGGCAAAGGTCGACTCCCGAAAAAAGCACAAGACTCCGCCTACCTACGACTCGCTGACGTGAATCTTCAAGTCCAAGTAGCAACTCGGAGACAATGGACTCCTGGAGAGCTTTATGGTCTGCTCGCCGATATGGGAGCAGAGATCGTCACCAAGCGAGGCCGCAACAATCCTTACTATGGGAGTGATGCTCTAACCCTCGACGAATGTAACTCGCTAGTTGACATGCTTATAGCCCATCGGAAGACACAACAGGAGGACACCAAATGACCTACGAATATAAGGCAAGCGAGTTCGATGAGATGCTCTGCGTCCGAGATGCGATGCGTTTCGAACGTCAACTACTCGGAGATCTGGACGACATCGACATCCGTTATAACACGGGCTATATCGATGGGGTCGTAGCGACGATGGCAGGTGAGGATCCGTTCCTCGAGGACGCTGGCGACGTAGCCTTGATGAGAGAGATTGTCCGAGATCAACGGTTGAACACGAATGGCTATGGCGACCGGAAACACGCCTACCTTTCTTATGTCAGGATAGTGGCAGCCATACAGGAGGCCCCAGATGCGAAAGTTTGACAGCGTCCAGCTCTTCTTCAGGATGCAAGACCGCTGGGACCAAGCAGCCCCATATGTTCTCGCCGTCTCAGCGTTCTTCATCCTCCCAGCTTTAGCCGGTTGGATCAGCCGATGAGACTTGAGCCGACAATCTCAATGCAACGAGGCGACGGGTTCGTCAGTCAATGTAATAACTGTGGCGTTCTAGTCGCAGTACCAGGCTCGGCGACCGGCCATCGGAGGCTGGCCGGTTGCCCCAGCTGCGACAAACAATCATGGCATCGAGTCGAACTCCCAGTAGGCCCATTCAAAGGGGACGACATTGAAGCAGTATGAGATCTATCTCACAGACCGTCAGGCTGATGCGCTAATGGCAGAGGCCGAGTCGATCGCTTTCTTCCAAGATCAGAATCTGCCTAAAGGTGAGGTCAGCACTCCCTCGAGGGAAGCCCGACGGTGCATATATGCTCACATCTTCGAGCAGCTCAGGAACTCAGGCTGCTACGGGCTGAACGCTATCCTGCATGTCACTTACGATCGGGAGTCCGGCGATCGTGTACCCTTAACCTGTTGCCCACATGGCAATCTGATTACTATCCACTGTGTGGATTGTGAAGAAACACCCGAAGGATGAGCGCCATGAGCCTCAATCCTCGCCACAAGAGTGGCCGTCCTATCCTCGACCGGAAGCAGACCCTTGCGCCTATCTCGACTCGCCATAATCTTCACGCTGTTCCTATTCGTCAGCTGTTCCAGTGGTACCGAAACAGCCTCGATACCGGAACGAGCGTCTACTACAACATCCACGACCCTCGCCCCGACAACGACGACAATTTATATCGAAACGACAGTATTACCTCCCGTAACGTCATCAACTTCGACAACTACCGTAAGACCGCCAACCTCGAGCGGCTGTCCGCAAGAAATAGTGGATCTCATCCATCAACACTTCGACCCACTCGGAGCCGGCGACTGGGCAGTCGCAATAGCCTGGCGAGAGAGCAACTGTCGGCCAGACGTCGTCTCACCGACAGACTGCAAAGGACTATTTCAACTCGCTCTTCCTCTCCACGATGGGCTGTTCTATCGGACTGGTTCCGACCCGACCCAGTGGGCCAATCCATCAGCGAATATCAAAGCCGCAGCGAGTCTCTACGCCGGATCCGGGAAACAACCCTGGACACTCTAAACAGAGGCGGAGGCTGGCGATGACCAGTGACTATGAGCAAGCCCTCAAAGACATACGAGAACTCATCCTCATCAACGGAAGCCACGACGAATGGCTAGCAACCCAAATAATCTTAGTCATCGAAGGATGTCTTCCGATGAGCAAGATGGAAGCAGCCAACACAGAATGGCAGAGACTGACCAACCACTGCACCCGCAAAAGCGGGGAGGCTAGCGAGTGAAAGAGCTTGAGCCGGGAGTCCAGGCGACACTTGACCAGATATCCTCCACTCTGCGGGATCTCTATGATAAACATCTGATCGATCTTCACGACGTCAAGATCAAGCAAGCGATTGTGATGACCGCGAACCTGTTAATGGATGCGAAAATCACTAGCGACGGAGTGTTCCACTGGACTCTCCGAGGACTGATACAACTTATGGAGGCACCATGAGATATGAGACAGTGAGCGGACTCCAATCTGAGAATGCGATCCTCAGAGCCGAGATAATGAAAACGAACATCAGCCTCAGACGGGTGATAGTGCTACTCAATAAGAAGCATCTGGCACCCTCAGAGCGTCGCACCCTCGAACTAGCCATGACCGTCGCCGGGATCAGCCAGGAGAGTGTCAACAAGATCATCAAAAACGAACTCCCGTGGCCCGCATAATGGCCGAGAGTGCAGCCTCGAGGCAAGGCCGGTTGAACCGTCAGAAAGGCAAACGGAAACAAGCAGCCGTCCGTCGAGAGCTAGAAATTATCTTCGATAGTCCGTGTATCTGGGAGCAGAACAAGAGAGACGAAGAAACATGGCTCCACCTCCCGTTGGCCTGCGAAGTAAAATCGGGACTTGAAGCCAAGCCGATCCACACTCGCTATACGAATGCTCGAGCACAACACTTCGCAGCGATCCCCAACGAACACAGGCCCTTTATCTATGTGGCCTGCCCCGATCAGCTCGCAGACAGTTATATCGTAATCAAACTTTCAGATCTCGGAAGGATCATCAATAATGGACATACCTAAATTTGAATCGACATTCTGTGAGCGGAACGCCAACATCTGCCGGTGTAGTGCCTGCCTCGAATATAACGCCTACCGCAGGCGAGCTGCTCGAGCCAAAATCAAAGGCATCCCAGTACCAGCAGCACGAGGCGAACAACCCACCAGAAAATATGTGCCCGCACGCTGGACCGAATATGCCCTATGCAAAGGACTCGACAGCAACTGGTTCTTTGGAGACGACCGGGGCAACAGTCCCCACGTCACCAGAGCCAAAAAGATCTGCCATAACTGTCTAGCCAAAGATGAGTGTCTCACCCTCGCGTTAGAAACAGGAGAACGACACGGTATCTGGGGAGGGATGACCGTCGGCCAACGCAGACGGCTCGGAAACCAGAACACACCGATGGAAGACCGGCTTAAACGGGCACAACAGTTACGAGACCGGTTCGCAATAACACAAATCTACGGAGGCAAATATGACAAGTCCAGTCTTAGCGAGTAAAGGCCCAGGAGGGCGTTGGTATGAGATCCCCGACCCAATCATCGAAGGAGGATGGAGAGGCCCATCAGTCACAACGATCCTCAGCAACGGGGTTCCAGCACCGGCGTTAAAGGTTTGGGGAGAACGTCAGGTAGCAGAATGGGCATACGAGAATCGGGACAAGTGGGCACTCCTCGACAAGCAGGACGCTGTCAAACTGTTAGCTAGGGCTCCATATAACACGATGACGAGTGCTGGGAACCGTGGGACCGATATACATCAGATCGCAGAACGCATCCTCGAGGGAGTCGCACCCGACAGTTGGGAAGGCCAGTTATACGGCAAGTTTGGTCAGTATGTGCAGAACTTTCTAGCAGACTTCCAAGTCAAACCTATTGGCTGGGAACGTACTGTGGTCAATATCGAAGACGGCTACGCAGGCTCCTACGACCTGTTATGTGAGATCGATGGCGAAACATGGCTCTTAGACTGGAAGACGTCTAAAGGTGTTTACGGCAAGTTTGGAGTCCAACTAGCTGCCTACGCCGAGTGCCAATATCAGATCGTCGATAACCAGCTCATCGAGATGCCCACGGTAGATCGGTTGGGGGTTGTTCACTTATCCGAGTCAGGTTACCGCCTCGTTCCCATCGTGGCAGATACTGGCGAAATGTTTGAGACATTCCGGGCGATGCAAGTCGTCGCCGGATTCACTGTCACCGGAGAACGCACAATCCTCGGAGAGCCGATAGATCCAATCGTCTCCCAGGAAGTACGCCAAAACCTGATAGACAGAATCTCGGCCCTCGACGACCGAACATGGCTCGCAGAGAACTGGCCCCACAACACGCCCGGCCTAAAAGAACCAGGGCACGTTCGCTGGCAGATCACAGCCATAGAACGAGTATTAGTCATAGCCGAGCAACACAAACCCGGCCTAGATTTCGACGCTATAGAAATAGAGCGTCGCAAAAGATCTGCAACAGCAGAGAAACAGACAAAACAAAACAAAGAAAAGAGCAAAACATGACAACCGAACATCCATTCAACAACCTGACAGCAACCGGAGGCGGCGGCCTCTTCGTCAAATGGGAAGAAGTCGGACAACAAGTAGTCGGAATCATCACACAGATGGACGTAGTCCGAGACCACTTCGCAGCCATCGACGACAAGAACGCAGCAATGCACCCCCGCTTGACAATTGATACGGAGATGGGCGACCAGATCGTCACCTGCAGCCAAGCACAACTCCGCTCAAAAATCATCGAGGCACACCAGACCACCGGCCTAGAAGTCGGCGACAAAATCGCCATCGTCTACACCGGCATCGAAGGACTCGCAGGCGGCAAAACCATGAAAACCTTTGACGTAGTAGTCAAAACTCCAGAAGCACCAACCGCACCA